AGAAGCAGGCACTAACCTTAAATCTGGTGGTAAAGTACCAGTAAATGTACACAACGGTGAATACATTATACCAAAGAATTTAACGAAATATATAGGCTCTAATGTTCTAGAAAATATGAACAACAGGGGTCTTATGTCAGTTGGTGATAAGACCAACATTTAACCGATAGCTACTTGCGAAAGCAACCCTATCACTTTAATAACTAATATGGGCTACCTGCAGCAAACAGCCCCCATTGAGGTACAGATGAACGAAGAAAACCAAAAGGAAGAACAAGAACTAGAATCAGCTCCATATAAAGGAGCTTACAGAAACGAACTAGAAGACGAACCCATAGTGGACACCGAAGAAGAGGATACTCAGCAAGAGGCTACTCCACAGGCAAAGACAGACAGTTTTGTAGAGAAGACTGAATCAGCAGAACCTGAACATGATTATAAAAAAAGGTATGATGATTTAAAAAGGCACTATGACGCTAAGATTGAAGAATTTAAAGGTAAAGAAACAGAACTTTTAACTTTAGCAAAACAAGCATCAGATGGTGGAGTTAATTATAAACCACCTAAAACCCCTGAAGAACTAGAAAAGTTTAAAGAGGAATATCCTGATGTCTACAACGTTATAGAAAGTGTGGCTTATTCTCAAGCCGACAATAAGACTAAGAATCTGCAGTCAGAAGTTGAAGAACTTAAGAAAGAAAGAGTACAGTTAACTAAACAGAAAGCTGAACAAGAACTTTTAAGATCACATCCAGACTTTATGACTATTAAATCAGATGAAGAGTTTATTAGTTGGTTAGAAGATCAACCACCATCCATTGCAGACGGAGTTCTTAAAAACAACACCGATGCAAAATGGGCTTCTAGAGTACTAGACTTGTATAAAGCCGATAAAGGTATAAAACGTACATCAAAACAGAAGGCTAATTCTGCAGCCGATTATGTTCCTACTAAAAAGAAACTGGAACCTAGTAAAGGCAAAAAAGAATGGTCATCTGAGGAAATAAGACGGATGAAACCTCACGAATTTGAAAAGTACGAAAAAGAAATTGACTTAGCAAGAAGAGAGGGCAGAATCCGTTAGTTTATTAACTTTTAACTAACAAGGATAATACTATGGCTATATCAAGCTCCGCAGGTTATACAAATCTGCCTTCAGGTAATTTTTTACCTGAGATTTACAGTCAAAAAGTTCTTAAATTCTTCCGTAAAGCTTCAGTTGTTGAGGATATTACCAACACTGACTATACAGGAGAAATTGAAAACTTTGGCGATACTGTAAGAATAATAAAAGAACCAACAATCACTGTCCAATCATATGCTAGAGGTGCTTCTGTTAATACACAAGACCTAGCCGATGATGAAATTCAATTAACTATTGACAAAGCTAACGCATTTGCTTTTAAAGTAGACGATATTGAAGAAAGACAAGGACATATTAACTTTGAAACACTAGCAACGTCAGCAGGTGCATATGCACTTAAAGACAGCTATGATTCAGATGTTCTTTCTAACATCGCTTCAGCAGTTACTTCAGGTAACACTTACGGTGCAGACCATGCAACAAACTCAATCGATACTGGTTTCGGTACTGATGAAGTTGATCCTGTTAACGTACTTGCTCGTCTAGGAAGACTTCTAGATGACGGAAACGTTCCAACAGACAACCGTTGGGCTGTTGCTGCTCCAAGATTCTTTGAAGAATTACAACAAACTAGTTCAAAACTACTTGACGCTAACTTCTTAAACGAAGCTAACTCACAGTTAAGAAATGGTTTAGTGGTTCCTCAACTAATAAACGGCTTTAGACTTTATAAGTCTAACAATATGCCTGCTGCTACTACAGCTAATGTGCATACTGTTCTAGTAGGGCATCAAGGCAGTACATCTACTGCTTCACAGATTGCTAAAACTGAAGTTGTTAGAGACACAGAATCTTTTGCTGACATTGTTCGAGGCTTACATGTTTATGGTAGGAAAGTACTACGTACTGAATCCATAGCTAAAGCTTTTGTTAAATTAGATTAAGGGGAGAATAACTAATGGCTACTTTAACTAAAACAGGCGGCACAGGCACTACTGGACACGTTTCTGGTAATGGTGTTGCTAAAACTTATGTACAAACAACTATTATTGATGGAACATCAACTTCTTTAACAAGTGGTGATGTTTACCAAGCAATTAATGTCCCTGCTAATTCAGTGGTATTAAATGCAGGCATTGATAAAATAACAGCAGGTACTGGAACAGGTACACTTGCATTAGGAGACGGTACAGTAACTTATGTTGCTGCTGCTGTTCAAACTGCTGCAGGTTCTATGACTTCTGGTGATGCTGTTGGGGAAATGTTTGTACCATATCCTGCTGCAGACACACTTGATGTGACTGTTGCTACTGCAGACGTTAACTCTAAAGTCCGAGTATGGGCTTTAATGGCTGACTGTGAAGGTCCAGTCGGTGATGACGCTACAGGCGATACATACGCTTAATGACTAACTAAGGTGGGGGGTTAATTCTCCCCACTTTTTACAAGGAAAGAACATGAAAAACTTATTAGTAATACTTTTTGTAGGTTTCGGATTAATAGGTTGTGCTGCAAGTGCAATTAATATTTCTGCAGACATACCTAAAGAACAAGAAGTAATAATCTCAATAGAAACTAAAAAAACTAACGATTAATTATGACACAAGAAATAAGTAAAGAACTGTTACATTTATTCCTATGTATAGCAACTGTGTTTTGTTTATATCTAGGTCTTTCTTCTTTTATAGAAAAAGAGTTTGCAACATTTTTATACTTATTACCTGCCAATGGTGCGGCAGCTTGGTGGTTATATAGAAAGCTCCATGGTTGATTCAACATTTATATCAGCAGGAGCTGCACCATCGAATACAGACAGGACAGACATCTACGAGTGTCCTAGTAACTTTAAAGGAATTGTAAAGTTTATAAACGTAGCAAATGTACATTCAGGTAACAAAACAGCTAAAATAGAATACTACGATTCATCTGCTACTACATATTATGCCTTATCAGGTGCAATATCTATAGCAGGAGAAGGCTACATAAACTGGACAGATATAAATTTAGTATTAGAAGCAGGGGATAAAGTAACAATAACTGCAGGAACAGCAAGTACAGTACATGCCTTAGTAGGCGTAGAATTAATTTATAATCCATTAACAACGTAGGCAAAACATGGCAACATTTATTACATTACTTAACAAAGTATTAGTAGAGCTAAACGAACCTGAGCTATCTACTTCAGCAGACTTAACCTCGGCAGCAGCTACAATAGGCATACAGTCTACAGTAAAAGAAAATGTAAATAAATCTATAAGAGATATTGCTACTTCAGAAGTAGAATGGTCTTATCTAGTTGCAGCAGGATCACAAGCTTTAACTGCAGGTATTATGGAATACACTGCACCGACAGCAGCAAACACAATAGACTGGGATAGTTTTATTTTACTACCTACAGAACTTATAACTAATGGTACATATGATAGTAACATAACTAGTTGGACTACATCTAACTCAGGCACAGGAGCAGGTACACATTCTACCGATGCTTTATCTTTAGCAGCAGGTTCAGGCACAGCAGCCGTTTATCAAGAGGTGTCTTTAACTAGAGGTAGGCAATACATGGTAACTTTTGCTATGAAGAACTCTTCTACTTCTGGTACAGCATTAAGCCCTAGCCTAAATGTATCTGTAGGCACAAGTGCATTAGCCACAGACGTAGCTACAGGAACGTATACTTCTGCAGGCGGTTCTAATGATGAAGGTGATTTAAGCTATCATAACTTTACATTTGAAGCATCTGCTACATCTCATTTTTTAACTATTAAAAATGCTACAGCATCGTCTACAGTACTTGTAGATAATGTAAGCGTAAAAGAAAACTTTCATCCTAAAAGTTTAAAGTATTTAAACGAAGACGAATGGAGACAACGATCTGTTAATACAGATAAACACCAAAACCCAGACCACTACTCAGAGCCTGACCATGTATATAAAACCAACAGTTCTGCTACAGCACTTACATTTGGCATATCGCCTGTTCCTGACAAAAGCTCTTATACAGTGGAGTTTGATTATTTTACTACCCCTACAGATTTATCTGCTTCAAGCGATACGCCTAGCCTACCAACTCGTTACCACGACCTTATAGTAAAAAGAGCTTGTTACTATACATTGCTTACACGTTCAGACCCACAATTAGCCCAAATATACTTACAAGAGTATAGTTTTGGCTTACAGAGAATGAGAACAGATTTGATAAACCGTAAAAACTACATGTTTGCCGTCTAATGGCAGATATGTTAAACCCATTTGTAGTTAACTTCAGAGGCGGCTTAGTCCTCAATAAATCTCAGTTTGAGATGGAACCAGGAGAAGCTATGGAGTTAAGAAACTTTGAACCTGACGTAGGTGGCGGATATAGACGTATCTCAGGGTTTACTAAGTTTAATACAAACGAAATAACTTCAGGAAGCACTACAGGTGCTATACTTATGTCGGCTGTATACAAAGATCAAGTTATAGCTGCTAGAGGTACTGAAGTATTTAAAGTACCTACATCTAACGGTTCTGTAACACAAATAGATTCTGGTAGAACTAGTGCAGGTAGATACGACTTTGACACTTTTAATATAGATGGTACAGATAGAATTATCTGGGCTGATGGAGCAAACAATGCCTCACACTATAATGACAGTTCTGTAACTGACATAAATGGTACAGGTGCTCCTGCTAACCCTAAGTTTGTAAAAATATTTAAAAACCATGCTATCTATGCAGGAATGTCTGCAGCAACACAAAAGATAATATTTTCTGCTCCATATGCTGTAGGAGAATTTAGTGCTGCTAAAGGTGCAGGTTCTATATCTGTAACAAGCACTATAACAGGATTAAAAGTATTTAGAGAGCAATTATATATATTTTGTGAAAATGCTATATTTAGATTAGCAGGAAACAGTTTAGCAGATTTTCAAATGCAACCAGTAACAACTAATGTAGGCTGTATTGCACCACAAAGCATACAGGAAGTAGGCGGTGACTTAGTATTTTTAGCTGCTGACGGTTTAAGAACAGTTGCAGGTACAGAAAAAATTGGTGACGTAGAATTAGGTGTTATATCCAGACCTATACAAAGAAGATTTACAGAATTAAATTACAATACTGTAGCAGAAAAAATAAGTTCAGTAGTTATAAAAGCTAAAACACAGTATAGAATATTTTTTGCAAACCAGTCTGTTGAAACAGATTGCACAGGAGTTATAGCTGTTTTTAGAGGAGATAGGTGGGAATATTCTGATATGAAAGGTATTAAACCTAACTGTGGAGATAGTGGATATATAAGTGATGTAGAGTTTACAGTACATGGTGGGTATGATGGTTATGTGTACAAGCAAGAAAGTGGTAATACTTTTACAAATGCGTCTGACAGTACAATAAGTTTAGAAGCTAGATTTAAATCAGCACACTTAACTATGGGTGATCCTGGAATTAGAAAAAGGTTTCACAGAGTAATATTAAACTACAGACCAGAAGGTGAATTAAAAACTAACTTAGGTTTAGAGTATGATTTTGGTTCACAAGACGTACAAAATCCTAATAGTATACCATTTACAGAAACTGCTGATTTAGCACTGTATGGTTCATCATCATATGGAGGTTCAATCTATGGTGGTGCAGAATTTATACTAATTAGACAACCTATAACAGGTTCAGGATTTGCGGTAGCAGTCCAATTTACAGAAAAACAAAATGAAACATCAGCACCTTATTCATTAAGAGGTTTTAGTTTAGAATTTGCAGCAGCAGGTAGGAGATAAGCAATGGCAGGTTATTCAGCAAGACAATCGACTTTTACGACAGGGGATACTATTACAGCAGCTCATAGTAACAATGAGTTTAATGCTATA